GACATTACTGGCTGTTACACCGTAATAGATATTATTTTCTATTACCCGAGTTAAAAGGAACTATGAAGGACCTTGGTAACTTCGACTCTGACCCAGCAATGGGGATAAGGAGTTCTTAAACGCTAGAAGAGAAATCTAGCAGGGTTCCCCGCACCTTTATGCTGAAGCCGGGAGGACACAATTTTAAATTAAAACATGAACAAAAAAGTATATATAGTAGTAATAAAACTATGTACACTTCTCTATCCAAGTCTTAATGTTAAAATGTATCTTAATCCTTATTTTAAATTATTGACAAGACTTGTTAAGACACAAGGTACCATAAAGGCTATCAAGTATCTTAAACAAGGGAGATTACACTGCACAAGGTATATGTGCGGATCTCCACTTCTTTACAATAAAATAAAATTAGGATTAGATCCCAGCGGCTGACCAAAATCATTATCTTTTCTTAAACCACTAGTTAATGGAACTTTAGAGGAAAGAAAGTTTTTAATGACTATCTTAACCTTGACAAGATCTATTAATCTAAGTGGAGAAGAAAAGAAAATGTTGGTACCAGATTACGAATCTATAACAAAACCAGGAACAGTCTTAAGAACTATTCCGACTGGTTTCATTAAAAAATTCGTTTTAGATTATAATCTTAAAGATACTACCCCTGAATTTGACAAAAAAGATATATATCTGTCAAACAAGGCAGGACCAGTAGGAAAAGCAACACTAAGTGCATTAAACACTATATGTTCTTATCCTTATGACCTTATAAATAGTATCTATAAGATTACATCTGAATCTGGTATCAAGTATTTTGACGATAGCTACAGATTCCAATGAGAAAAGAATTGAAAATTCAATATCCTTGGAAAACTGTCATTTATTTATGATCCTGAATGTAAGTTAAGAATAGTTGCTATAGTAGATTACTACACGCAATTATTCCTTAAACCTATCCATGTAAAAATTATGAAGAAATTAAGTAATTTTCCACAGGATAGAACATACACTCAGGACCCATTTAATAAATGGGCTAACGATCAAAATAAATTTTGATCACTTGATCTTTCATCAGCTACTGACAGATTTCCGATTTCACTCCAAAGGAGACTTCTTTGTTCAATATTTAATAAAGAACTCTCAGATGGATGAAATCATATACTGTCTGGCAGGGAGTTCATGACCCCAAAAGGGGACCTGATAAGATATGCAACAGGTCAACCTATGGGAGCATATTCTTCCTGAGCTGCCTTCACAATAACCCACCACCTAGTTGTACACTGATGTGCACACCTATGTGGTCATAAGAAATTCAAAGATTATATCTTATTAGGTGACGACATCGTGATAAAAAATGATGAAGTCGCTCAAAAGTATAAGCAATGAATGAATTATTTGGGTGTGGATCTATCTGATTCAAAAACACATGTATCTGAAGATACATATGAATTTGCAAAAAGATGGATTTGTAAAGGAAAAGAAATAACCGGAGTACCAATGTCTGGAATTGTTAATAATATTAATAACCCATTCATTGTTATGGTTACTCTTTATGATTTTTATAAAGTCAAAAAGAATTACCTTAGTTCTTCATTGAACTTAACTCAAATAGTTTCTAAACTTTACAAGGGCCTAAGCTTTAAATTATCGAAGAAATTTGATAATTCAAAGTTCAGGATGAAAGTTTATACTTTCCATAAATCATTAGATTATTCTTTTGGATACTGTACATATGATTCTTTAAGAGAATTACTTTGTACAAACCTTAAGAATGAACTAGTGATGATCCCTACAGGTGATTTAATTCATCAAGTTTTTGATGATGTCATCGGTATGGGATTTGGGAAAGCCGTGCAAAACAGTATGACTAATTTAAGTGGATTAGCAAATAAAATCATTGAGAAGAAAGAAATTCTTAATGAGGATAATGCTAATAACTTAAATAAGTATCCTGTTTTTATGGGTATAGTTAATCACATTGATAACTACAAGGAAAATGTTTCTAAGTGAGAGATTAATTCTCAAACCTATAGACAAAGATCCAAGGAGTTATTAATGCTAAATATCGATTCGGTATTTAGTAAGGAGAGAAATAAAACTCTCGAATTGCTAAACACAGGAAAGATATTTAGTTTGGGATTTGCTAAGTTAAACTCTATAGATGAGATTATGTACGGTTCATCGATTGGTGAATCGGACTACTCATATTCTAAAGATTTAACAAATCTTATCTCAAATAATTATTCTGTAACATTTTCTAAACTTAAGAAGTTGGAACTTGGTACTTTTGTTGAACCAGCTAAACCTGCTGTTTCACTAGAGGACCAATGGGCAAACTTTTTCAGCTAGAGAAGTGTCATAGATCCTGCACTACGCAGGAGGGTGTGTACTTTTACACAAGTAGAAAGATTTCTACCTGGTATGGTACATACGGTTTAAAAACCAGTAATGTCACGTAAGTGACA